GTAGATTTTGCAGCTTGCTCAGCTTTTTGAGACACGAGCGAAAGACTTCCGTCATCAGAAATCTTTACCTTAATATTAATTTCATTTTGGGCCACTCGTTTTTCTCTTTAGCTTATCTCGCTCCTTCTTTAAACTTTCAGAAGACTTTTTGATAGCTCTTGAGTCCAGAAAATTTAATACATCCATTAAAAGTTCTGTATCATTTACTCCATACACATCAGTAAGTATAGGTAAGTTAGTATAATCTTTTCCAATATATCCAATATCTGGATATACTCTATCTCCTAAAAGATTAAATACATTTATTGCACTTATTACATCTTCCGGGAAGTCTTCCCAAGCAGGGGGTATTTCATCTTCTACCGGATCTTGCCCTAGCTGCTCCATCATCTCAAAATAACGCTCTTGCGTCATGTTGGACTCTAGATTCTTATACAGCTTCTCCAGTCTCTCCAGCACTTGATCCTTTTGAGTCTGTACGAAAGTTGTCTAAATCAAAGACTACCTCATTGAGCCATGTATCGAATTCTGTAGAGGAAGAGACAAGAACTTCTGCGTTTTCTGCAGTATAGGGAAGTTCTTCTGACATATCTTTGTTATCTGTATCAATAAGTAGTAGAGTTTCCAAGTTTGCAAGAGTAAGGCCTTCCCACCCTTTGATAACTGAGTTACTAAACTCTGTTACAAACTTTTCTTCGTCTAGAGTTTCTACCACTTGACGAGTCTTTCTATCAAATTTTTGTACCGTGCAACGCTTTCGAAGATTAGTTAACTCTTTACGAGAAAGGTTTGCAACTTTGACCTTAAAGTCTGTAAGCCCGGGAAAGTCTACCCAAACTTCTTTAACGTCAACCATTAATTTTTTTAAATCCATTCTAAATTACTCCTTAGCTAGTATTGTATTGTAGTATAGTACTTAATGTACTATTAGTGGTTAATCTCCAGTCAAATGACTGAGTGTATAAAGATCCTGCTGATACTCTATTAGTGTAGGACACATTTGGCATATTAAAGTCTAGTCCTGCAAAAGACCCAGAGTATGTGTCTCCTGCTTTAATTCTTAAAGATGTTTATCAAAGTTTAATAGAGTACTTTCTGTTCCATCCTGTAAATATCTTCGTATGTTGCCAGAAAATATTTTTTGACTTACTGTAAAACCACTAGGATACATTGCATTTGTATTATCTGTTACATTTAATCCTTGATTTACAGTTTCATACCCCGTCCATTTTACCTCATTTTGAAGCTCAGCAGAAATTCCAAAGACACAGCTAGTAATATCGGTAAGATCCAATGTTACTTCTATCTTCGGTATAATGCGAGTTAGGGTAGAGGGAGTGGAAACAAATGTCTCAGATAAAGTTCCTATAAAATTATTAAATGTAGTTTGAGGAACATTATTTATAAAATTATTAAATGTAGTTTGAGGAACATTATTTGTATTATTTGATGCACTTCTAATTAGTTTTTCTGCTTCACCTTCAATTTGCATTTTTAACAAGCTATTTCTAGCAATTGTAAAAGACACATTTGTTATTACAGAGTTCTCTAATTTAAAAGTGCTTTCATCTGATATAAAGTACAGATGAAAAACATCATGAGCAATTGCTCTATCAAATAAAACACTAGCACTATTGGTACTCTCTTTTGCCAAATTCACAGTAAATGAAAAAGATGCTGGATTTGCCTTAACAATCGTAGATCTTTCAAAGTACTGCGGAGAATGTACAGTGTCTACAGAAGAGGTTGACTCAGTAAAAGTTTGTCCGAAAGAGATATCGGTTTCGGGGAAAACTTCGTATACTTGAGTGCCGGGAAGAACCAAAGCAAGTTTGGTATTCTTGGTAAAGTTAAAGGCCGGCATTTTTTATCTCCTCATAATATGGTATATTACTCCATCCAAGATATTTTGTCAAGAATTATTTTTTGAAGGTATATAGAAAAAACGGGCCGTAGCCCGTTTTTAAAGTCTTAAAATGTTTTATTAAGCTGCATGATACGCAATAGTTGCTTCATTTGTTGCATCTAAGCTCGACGGTAACGCATGGAAGTTTACTTCCAGACCAATAACATCTTCAATCTGGTGTGTAGGAATTTCCAAGTGCGCTGTTGGTATATCAATAACCAGTTTCGGCGAAGAGGCTCCTCCAACACTGAATACAAGGTCCATTGAGTTTGTTACAACATTCACAGCGGATGCAAGGTCATCAAATAGATCTGCACTTGTACCGGTAGTAGAAGTATTAGCAGAGGTTCCGGAGTTTAAGTAACAAGTAAAGCTCCCAGATACATTTCGATTGCCTGTAACATTTCCAAGCGGCTGGTTTACAACGCATAGCTCTTCTGGAGTAAGATAAGTGAGATTATTCTCAAAAGTTATACTTCCACCCGTAAGTGTAAGAGCATAGTTTGCCATAAACTCATCGCCAGTTGTAGAATCCGCATTTGCATCACCAGTTGTTGCATCATCATCTTGGTCGGTATTACCAATTGTAACTTCAAGAGTTGTAAGGCGATTTCGAATAAAGTTATTAGTACTATGCGGAATACCATCAGCAATAATTGCAGTGTGCCAGTTAGAGGGCATGGCAGGAATTTCTTCTAACAAAGAGCCTAAGCCATTCCAATCAAGAGTAAGAATACCATCAATATCAAAATCCATTGTAACAGTATTACAAACTGCACCGCTAATTCTGTAAATTGTTTGAGGGTTACCAGGACCCGCACTGTAGCTTGCTGGTGCTGTGCCACAGGCGCCCAGTACAAAGTACAAAGTAAAAGTTCCTAACGCTGAAACATTACTATCATCAAAGTCAATAGTAGATGTAGTAGTAGCTTTAGTAATTGCATTTGCCCAGAGACGAGTGCCAGAAGTGTAAGCACCCGCATTTACAAAATTTGCCCAAAGGACTTCATCTGTATGATTACCCAGAGAGTTTGCTGTAAAAGGACGAGCATACATTTGCAAATTCCATTCTGCAGGCTCAAACGCATCTGTAAACATTCTACGACCTCGACGAGAAACCCCGGTCAAGTCTGCCATTTCTGATACTGATACCTCGGTAGTAGCAGTAGATTGTGAAAAAGAAAACCCATCAAGTACCGGAAGTTCCCAATAATTGGTACCGTCTGATGCATACACATGGGTATTCCGTGAGAGTTGTAATTGTGCTGCCATAGTATATCTCCTATGATCCTGAAAAGGCTAAGTCGTGAATCGTTTGATTCGTGCCAGCATTTTCTTAGTAATGAACCTGTATTAAGATTTCTCCTACTCCATACGGCTCAAGAACTCCTTCGTCAGTTTCGATACTGACTATTTTAATGTCGAGTGTTTTTTGAGCAACTCCTTGCTTATCTGTATAAGATAAGGCGGCTTGCTCATCTAATACTGTTTCTACATCTTCTAGTAGTTTATCAAGCGCTATGACTGCATCTTCTTCTTGCACATAACATCTTATTGTTATGCTTAAGTACCGATCACGATATCCTGCAGCTTGATACTCTCTAGTTTCCGACCCTGCATTTAAATGAATTGCAGGAAATTCTTCTATTTCATCCCAGAACTTTAGTCTTGGATGTACATTGTTAAATACATCAGTTAAAAAAGCCGCGCTTCCGTTAATTTTCTTTAATTCTCTAACTATAGCATCTACTATTGAGGAGCGTCTAGTTGTATGAGGCCGTCCAACATAAGTTGTAAAAGTTCCACCACTCGAAGTAGGAGGCGCTGTAGGCGCAGGAGCAATTGTAAAAGTAGAAGTAGCTACAGAGGTACCTGTAGGGCTTCCAGTTCTAATTGTTAGAGTTCCTTGTGTGGCAGTACTTGATACAGCTGCTAAAGTAAAAGAACCTCTATTTGAGTTTATAGTAAATTGACCTGAAGAAACACTTGTTACTTGAAAGCTACTAGTTGGGGTGGCTTCCCAATATAAAACTGTTCCATTAGAAACATTTTGTGTTTCTACTGCAACAGTTATAGGGGTACCTACTGTTATAGTACTTGGTACATCAATAAAATAAGTAGGCGGCAAGAGCTGCACTGGCTCAGTAATTGTAAAAGTGGTCGTTGCTACGACTGTCCCGCTCGTACTTCCAGTCCTAATTTCTATTGTTGCTGTTTCATCCCCTTCTGTTGCTGAGTCCTCGACTGGGGATAGTGTAAAAGAGCCGATATTATTATTAATATTAAAGCTGCCGTAGGGAATAGAAAAATCTGCGGCGGGTGTGGCTGTCCAATATAGTGTAGTACCATCTGTAACATTATTTGCGGACACATTTATGGTGTCTGTTGAACCTTCTTCAATAGTCACTGGAGCTGTAACAGAATAAGTAGGTGCTAGCGTATTATACTGCTGATAAGCGATTCTGTTGGGGCCTCCCATCAAGGCACCCCCTGCAGCAGGCAAGTGGCTTCTCCAACCCACTTCTACTCCTGCTACTGTAATTCCATCTATGTAGTTAGGGTCGTCTGGGTACCCCTCCATAATAGCGTTTTCTATAGTAGCATTATTATACGAAGTTGCTACAAAAGTTTTTAGTTGTGCCGGAGTTAGTCCAGGATTTTTTTCTAAAATACAAGATAAAATTCCTGCAACTCCCGGAGCCGCCATTGAAGTACCAGTTAATTTAATCAAGCCTTCTGTAGCGTCTAGGGGGTGACTGATTTCTGTAGCCCCTTGAAGAACGTATTTATTGGGGCCGTCCAACCTCCTGCCTGTGGATGTACTTACAAAAGGGCCGCTTCCACTAGAAGCTCCTAATATATACGAGCCTGGATGCCATAATGCAACTCCGGGACCTCTTCCGGAAGAGCTATGCATTGCTATTTTGTATGGCCCGCGCGGGCGGCCTGGACCATCTTCTACTTGAAAAGTACGCCTGTAGGTTGTGTTCAAGTTGCCTACTATAAAAGAATCTGGATGATGTATTCCTCCTCTATGTAGATAGTGGGTTCCTGAATTTATCCCAAGATAAGGAGTTGTTGGTGCAGGACTAGGTGTTGCAAAAGTAATTGTATTATTCCAGTCTACATGAGAGGGCTCTGCAATATACTCATTAGTATTTCCTGCAGAGGTAACTACATGAACTCCTTCGTCAATCAACTCCTCTATGTCTGCTACCATAGTAGGCGAGTAGTAGGGTATTTTTGCCTGAAGATAAGGCCAGTTAGCTCCTCCACCGCTTGCATTGTCACTATCGTACCAAGAGTATGAAACTCCGTAACGAAGATTTCTATGTCTGTGATCGTCTACTGTATTGTTATTTGGTCGTAAATCTGCATCTGAAGAATAGGTATTGCCTCTATAATTAATTGAACTGATATAGTCTGATCTAAAGAAGAAAGTCCCGCCCCAGCTCATATTTACAATAGTCGGGCGCTTATTTCCATTAGAGTCTACAGGCTTATTTCTATGAAATATTTTTATTTGATCAAAAGCATCTGCATAGTCGGTATAGTCACTCAGCCCTCCCCATTCCGCGGTCATCGCTCCAAATTGCAGCTTTTGCGCGTAAATTTGAGCTCCTCTAGCATACCCCATGCTTTTACCGGCGGCAGTACTTGCTACATGAGTTCCGTGGCCAACCCAATCTCTATAGTAGTCATTAAGATTAGAGGGACTTGTACCAATTCCAGTTACTGCCGCCCAATCGATTTTATTAACTCTACTTACGCCATTTGCATCTTGAAATTCATAGTGCTCTGCATCTACTCCGGTATCTTGAATAACTATATCTACGCCTTCACCGTCGGCCGTGTAAACATAAGTGCCTGTATAAGTATTATTCCAACTGCCGGTGCTTGTGTCTAGACCCCAAGGCTCTGCTTTCTTTGTTATTCCTCCTGCTTGAGGAAACTGCCAAGGATACCCTTCTCCGTCGCTAAACTCGTCTATTTGCCCCCATTTCCTGTAAGTTCTTTCCGGGTCTGAACCTTGTCCATCATGGCCTATTTCTATATGAGGGTTCTGCCAGTAGGGGATTTCAACAGCAATTACGTCTTCATTTGATTGTAGCTCACTCGCTTCTGCGTCTGTCAAATAATAATGAGTGAGTCTAGCACTCGCGGGCCTTTCATTTGCTACTTCTACTTGGCGATTAGGTATTCCATCTCGTCCTTGGAGTTCAAGCATTTGTTCATGGAATCGAGTAAAATCAACTCCTTTTTTAAGAACAACTATGTACTCTTTTTCGGACATTTATACTCTCCTAGTGTAGAATCTTCCAATAGCAAACTGAGTTGCAATTTCTCTTATAGACTTATCAATTAATTTTCGAGGGTCTCTATTCACAGAGCCTTGAGCGTTTCCTTGCTCAAATGTTTCATATGGGTTTCTCATATAGGTGTAGCCCACACTTGGAAATCCTTGTGCAGTTTGAGCAATGTCTGTAACTCGTACACTGCTTGCAAATCTTCCTGTTTGGTACTGCAACGCGGGCGGTACCATATTTTTTGCTATTACTCCTGGCAGTTGTTGGTTGAAAATGCCTATGTAACTTGCTATCGAATAAGGCGATTTTTGTGCCTTTGGCGAAGGTAGCTTTACTTTAGGGACAGCTACTTTACCCAAATTAAGAGCAGGATTTTTTGTTAACTTACCTTTTTTTGACGTTCCAGCACTTCGTGTAGAATTTTTTACTTTAGGTATTTTAGAAACCGTAACACCCTTTACTTTAGTAAACTTTGTGAGTACTGCTTTTGTCGCTTTCTTTTCATATCTTTGAGCGGGGCTATCTGAACCTTTTAAACCTGCTATAGGAGTTTTATTATTTAAACGCTCGATAGCGGCTCGAAGTTGCCGCATGAGCTTATCTTTGGCCTGCGCACTAGCAAAACCGGCTTTTTGATTTCCTGCACGACTTTCAGCAGTAATTGTGAAATCTTCTGTGGAGTCGTTTCGTACAATTTCTAAATCTATACCTAATTGCTGTAGATTTGACATTAACACTTCGCGCTTCGCCTTAGAAGTATAGTTTTTATTTACTGCGGTATCAATGGCATCTGCAATTCGGCTTTCTAAAATGCCTTCTCCTTCCATGTGCCCGCCTTCTACAAGATCAGCCCCTTTATCAACTTCTGTTTTACCTTCTTTCATGAGGCCACTTGAAATATATCGACCTTGCTCTTTATCGTAGTAGCCGTCTTTTACGGTTTTATTTAATCTTCTACCGTACTCTTCTTTTAGAAAGCTATTTAATCCAAGTACAAAAGAATTTAACTCGTTCGTATATAGTTTTTTTAACTTTGTAAAATTATCAAAATTTGGGTTTTCTGCATTTGACTTCGGATTAATAGCTTCATTTAAAGTTACTTTAATAAAATGTTGATTTGAAACTACTATTACTTCGCGAGTCTTTTTAAAAGTTTTAGCGTTAGCTTGGCATGCAGCAAGAATCTTATACGCTCCATCCTCTAAATGCTTTTGAACCTGGGCTTTTCCAAAAAGAGCAAGAATGTTTCTAACTTCAAACTCTTTTTTTATCTCTTGTATAAATAATCGAGGAAGAAAAACGAAATGATTTGTGCGCCTATCCGCAGTCTGGCTTCTGTATGCTTTACTACTTTTACTTAGGTCTTTTTCTAAAGATACTAAAAAAGCCTGCAGGCTAGAACGAGACATTAATGATTTTTATATAAATCGAGTATGCGCTTAATATGATCAGGAAACGCTACACTGCTGTCTTGACTACTAGAGCCAGGATTTTGAAGAGTTGCACCTGCTAAAGTACGGCGCTCTTTATACTCATCTCTAAAATAGTAAGTAATTAAATCAATTACCGCTAGTTTTAAGTCAAGAGGTACTGCTGAGTACCCTGCAGTATATGTCACTTGCACTGCACCCGCTCCACGGGGCCAGTTTTTATAGGTAGATCCGGTCACATAAAATACAGTATCCGTGTTTTTGTCAAGATAATAGTCTGTAGTTTGCACGGTCGTGTAGCTAGAGGTGACCGAATCTCTTTTCTGTACGGAAACAATAGTATTTACGGGGCTCTCAGTCAGTTGAAGAAGATGAGTGTCCCAATCTATACTAAAAGTTTCTACTTTATTTGTAGAAAAATAATCTACAAAAGAATTACCGCAATAAGTTTTTACTAATTGGCTCACAGACGCAATTAATTGCGAAAGATTATAGTCATCTTTCGGATTTTGGATGTTTTCCATGTCTTTATACTCACGAAGAGTAATTAAATCTGCCATAGTAAATCAATTAGTAAAAACTTGGGGAGGAAGCCCTCCCCAGTTTATTTAGATAGCTATTAAACTGCTGTTTGAACAACCTTAACAACCGACACATCAGTAGTACCGTTATTAGCAACGAGTTGGTTGAAGCCGAGTGACTGGCTAGCAACGATTACTCGACGCTGATTAAGTACTTCGTAATCTTGCTCTACGGCTACACCGCGGAGACGTGGGATTACGTGATTACGCAAGTTAACTGCATAACCTATAGTCTGTGATACAGTTGAAGACTCTGCAGGCAGTTGATCAGACACAACTACTGGAGTTCCATAGATAGCACCTACAGTACCTGTAATCTTCGTTGCGAGATCAGAACCTACGTCTGTAATATCAGCAAACTGGCTATCAGCAATCAGATCGTAGTAACGATTCTGGGACACGACATAGATCAAATCTTCTGGCATCATGCCATACTTGCCCATCAACTTACGAGCTGAAAGGAAGTCCGCTGCGTCAAGAGCACCAGCATTGGTTGAGCCGACAACTGAAGATACAAATGCGTTAGTACCTGCAAGTGCCTCAAGACCATCAAATGCCTGAGTACCACCAGTGGTTGCGTTAAGAACAGCGTCATCTACTGCGCGAGCGTGAGCACGTGCAACAGACTCAACAAGCATTGGCATCAAGTTAACAAGAACTTCTTCGTCAATGTTGTTGTCCATGAAAGTAGTCGAGATCAATCGAGTGGCTTTCAGGATTACTTGCTTAGCGTTATACTGAGCGTTAGTGACTTGAGGACGGTTCTCCAAGTTACCTGCGGTATCAGTGTTTGATCCCCAAGCTGCGGGACCTGCGTCTGTCTGGATTGGCAGTACTTGAGTCTGTGAGTTAATTGTGATCTCACGGAACGCTTGTGCCAACTTAAGCTCGAGCATGATTTCCTTCTCAATTTGAGTAGAAACTTCTTGAGCAATATCACCAGCGTTAGCTGCATAGTTGATACCTGCTTTTTGCATCAAGTTCTTAGAGTAGTCAGTTTCCCAGCCCTTACCTGTCATAACACCTAGAAGGTGCCCATACATGAAGTCCTTACCAAACTTAGAAAGGTCTCCGTCATGGCTACGATCTCCAAATACACGCTTAGACTCGCGCATTTTTGTAATCTCTTCTGACTTCTCTTCGAGATCAGACTTATACTTAGCCATTACTTCTTCGATTTTAGCATCTTTCTCAGCTAGTTTAGCTTCGACATCTGCCATAAGACGATCAGCACCTGACTCTACACCAACCTGAATGGCTGATTGAACTTCTTGCTCTTGTTGAGCTTTTTGCTCGGCTTCCACCTGAGCTTTCTCAACGGCTTCTTGTGCTGTCTTTTCTTCAACAGCCTTTTGCTCGGCTTGCTTCATTGCGATCTTAGCAGCAGTCTCCTCCGCTACTTTTTTAGCAAAAGCTTCCAAGTCGATTTCGGGAGTTTTTACTTCTTCCGACATTTGGATCTCCTTATTCGCGGGTTTTTCCGCGTCGTCCGGTGTTTCACTAGCTATAAATGAATTTTCATTCTTAGCCAGAGACTGACCGGCTAGATCTACACGATTTGTGAAAGTTTTTTTGAATTCATTGTACTCGTCTACGGAGTCAAATGATTTCGCCAGAGAAAAAGTCGCTGCTTGGTTACATGGTACCGATACCACTGATACCTCAAACAACTCAGCATCCTTAATCTTTAATCCGTCGGTTTCCGCTAGGTAATCAGCATCCTTGACTCGGAAACCAACAGAAAATGCTCCAAGAATGCCTTCTTTTACAAGCTGCGCAACATGATCGGGCGCAGATTTAGAAATTTTAGCCTTTAGTTCAAGACCGTTTTCAGTGACTTTAAGTCCTGTAGCGCGTCCAATAGGCTTGTTATAATCATGATTGAAAAGAATAATAGGATTCTTTTCAAAGTTTTGAAGTCCGCCCTTTGTCCAAGCAGTTGCATCAATAGTATCACCTGCGCGGTCAAAGTCGTGGGTACTTGCCATACCACAAATATGTACACCACCATCGTCCTCTTCTAGAGCTTTAAATGTAGAGGTGAAATTAAAAATCTTTTCCATTATTAGTCTTCACTCTTTTTTTCTGCTTTAGCAGGCTTGCTCGGAGCAGGTTTTGCTTTCGGAGCAGGTTTTGGAGCTTCCATAAGTTCTGGATATTTTAATTTTAAAGCATGTATTACGTACTTCCATGCTTTAAAGCTTCTTTTTACAGAAATTGCATGAAGGGCTTTATCTGCCCCTACCTTAGCTACATAGTCTTTATATTCAATAGTTAAAGGAAGCTTATGCTCCTTAAAGTGTCCATGTGCAATATCTAAAACCGTTTGTTTTTGACGTACTGCCATTTAGTCTTCTCCTACTTCAGGCGGTCTTCCACCTTCATCTGGATTTACGGCACTCCCGGCAATATTTGCGGGTACACGTAAATCATCATAGCCATCCACAGGCTCAAAGTTTAAAGCTTCTCGTGCTTCATTAGGGCTAATAATACCAGTGTTTACAAGAGCTTGGTAATAAGACGCTTGATCTCTTAACTCAGGCTGTAATGCGGGAATATTACTTGCTTCTTCTATAATCTCGAACCCAAAAAATCTTTCTAGTGCAAAATTAATTTTACGAACAATTGGAAGAATAGTTTCTAGATAGTATAGCCGCATATTGGGGCGTAAGTTGGCATTATTGCCTGAATCTAAAAGAATAGGGGGTACTCCCAATGCTTTTAAAATAATTTTTTCATTATCTTCAATTGCTGCCTGAAAATCTAGCTCTTTAAAGTTTACATTTGATATCTCATCAATTTCTATGCCACCATCTAAAATCAATGGTCTTCGCCCGCCCGCATCTGGTCTATATCGAGCTTGCCAAGATTGAATCATTCGTTCTTTAATTTTTTCAGATAAAGTATTCGGGGACTTTAATACAAGTCCAGGTACTGCCCCATTTTTAAAAAAGTTATCTTGAAAATCTCTCATTCGTCTAGTAAGCACCATTGTGCGCAGGGCAGGTTTAAGTCTAGATATTCCTCTATAGATAGAGTAGAAAGAATTTTCTTTAATATGAATGATCTCTTGGGGAGTAAAGTTTATTGTTTCGTTGTAAGTGTACTTTTCAATGTAAGTTTTTTCACTAGCATGAATAATCATTTTACTTGCAGGTAGATGGTATAAATGTACCCCATCATAGTAAATAAAAATGTTTCCATCAATTATATAGTCTATTAGTAAGTTACGACGAAAAGAACTAATATCCTGAAATAAGTTGGGCTCTTTATTTAAAAGTAAGTCAACCCTAGATCTTTTAATTCCCTTAACGACACTTTGAATAGGTAGTTGAGCGCCTACTTTTACATTAATCTCGGCAGCATCATCGACTAGCATATTAACACCGCGATTTACAATTTCTAAGTCTTCATATGCTCTTTCAAAGTTAAAAGTAGGTTCGCGACTGCTTTCTATTTTACCGTCAAAGTACGATTGGGCAGGGTTCAATTTTTCTTGACCCTTATTAGGCTTTCTGCCAAATATCGTGTTATACCATGCCATACTTTTCTCTTTGTAATTCTACCCAGCGCATTTGTTTTTCTGCAGTGCCAAGTCCAGGGTTTCGTCCATAAATTTTGTGCAGCTCTAGGTGATGCGCGTGGCAGATTGTAACTGTGTGCTCATACAACTCTGCCCAGTTGTCTTCGATAAACTCATCCCTCCAAATTGTAATATACTCGTTTGTATAATGAGAAGGTCTTTCCTGTACTTTACTTTTTAACCATTTAGCAAGTAAGGGGCTTAAAGTATAGAAATGATGAAAGTCTAGCTGAGCTGCGCTACCGCAAATATAACACTCATTGTCTTTTTTGTACTTTGATTTTGCTCTATCCCTTATATACTTTACAGGGTCTCTTTTGAGCTTTTTCATACTTTGCATTATAGCCTCTTGGAGATAAATTGTCAAATACTATTTTTAAGAAGGTATCCTTAAAACCCTGTGGATACAGTTTCAAAAGAGTATAGTGCGTACCTTAAAGCGTCTGCCATATGAGATGCTCTATTGTGCTTTGGTTTTTCTCTTGCAAGATTAGGGTTTGGATCCCACTGATATTGATCTAAGCAAGAAAGAGTTTCTTTGCATCTCTGATCGATAAATAATTTATCATTGTCTACTATTCCTGCCACATGAGCGATGCCATCCAGTACAGACTTCTTTGCGTTATTTGTTGAAATATCGTACTCCATAGCGAAGTCATGTCGAGTTTGTTGGGCTGCGGAATCAATGTAAATAAAATCAATATCCCATTTCTGCATTAATCTCTGTATTTCAACGGCGTGTTGCTCAGTAGTCTTTTCAGCATCAAGGTACTCATCTAATACATGATACTGCTGCTCATCCCAATCATATCCAATTACACAAAAAGCAGTAGGATCACGGTAACCGACGTCAAGGCCAGCAAATACATCCATATTAGTGGTATCCAATGCTTCATTGTTGGCGATACAAGTTTCATGATTAAAATTCCATATTTGTCCTTCATAAGTATTAAAATCTGCTTCGTATTCTTGACGAAATTCTGCTTCTGACATACTTTTTCGAGCTTCTAAGATATCTGTCTCAGACATACGCGGATTATCTCTATAAGTCGCGCGGATGGAGCACCATTCTGGGAACTCGTTATTAAAGCCTCTGTCAAAAAACTCTGCGAACCAATTATTTCTACCTCGAGGAGTGGATATAAAGATAGCTTTAGAATTATCCTTATCTAGGGTTGGACGAAGGGCTACGTTAAAAGCGTCTTTACCATCGGCTAGAGCCGCTTCATCAAATATTATTAAGTCGTAACTTCTTCCTACACAGGAGTCTACTTGGTTGACGGACCCCATTCTAACTGTTGAGCCGTTACTTAATTCAATAACTTTATCTTTTGCATTATCTTTTACTACTTCTAAATCAAAATGTTTTATTAAGTTTCTTTGAAGATCAAAAGAAATCTGAGACAGCGAATAGTTCGGAGACATTATAAGAATGTTCGAATTCGGAACCAGGGAGACTAGTTGGCCGATTATGTTTGCGATGTACGTTTTTCCCTGCCGTCTACTAACTGCAGCACATACAAATCTATACTTAGAGTTATTGATCGCGTTTATAATTGCTACTTGAGAAGGTAGCGCTGTAATGCCGAGCAGCTCCAAATAAGGAGCTACTGGTAGTTTGAGGAAGCGTGTCTCAGAGTGTAAATCTAAAAGTTGTTCGGATATAATATCAGCTCTGCTGATTTGAATAGACATAGTTATTACTCTGGCTGATTTTTTTCGTTTTGCTTTAACCAATCCTCTGAGGAAGTTCCTTCATCGTCTTGAGTGGCTTTGCGATAGTATATAATAATTTCTTTTTGCTGCCGTATATACCGTCGTAGTTCTTGAAGATTATACGCCATATTTTCATAATCTTGAGGAGTTAATCCAAAAATAACAAAAGTGCTGTCTTGCATTTTTGAAATTCGTGCAATCTGATCTTCGAGATTTTTTTCAGTTACTACAAAAAATTCTACATCTTGTAAATCTATTTTTTTAGGTAAAGTAGGCTGATAGATCTCCAGTGTTTTATATTCTGTAATAGTTTTTATTACCGGCTCGGGGGTAGGCAAAGGGTCAGTTTTCAAAAAAGAACAGCCAGATAAAAATACTATTGTTAAACAACTAATTAATATCCGCATTTTCCACCTCTTCACTGTCTCTCTCTATTGCTTCAAAAACTGCTTTAGTACCATTATTAATTCTTGGTTCTATAAGCCCGGGCTTTGCTCGTGCTAGTTTTGTAAGATCGTGGCGTTTAAAAATAGATAAGTAATCGTCCATTTCTGCTTGCATCTCGGTATTTTTATTCGTTAAATCAGTTACTGCTTTGAGCTGAAGCTTTAAGTTTTCTTCTGATCTTTCTCTTGCAGCTTTTTCTCTTTCAAATGCTGCGTCTAGCTTTGCTGCATTTTCTTTTAAAATAACAGCATTAGTTTCTAGTCTTGCAATTTGTGCTTCCTTTGTACTAACAGTTGTAGTGTGGTACGCATAGGCTCCACCTGCTACAATCATTATTAAAGGGAGTGCCTTTATCATTCCTAGCATTAGTATATCTTCCTTACGTCGTAGCCTACGGGGTTAACAACTTTAATTTCATGCTTTACTCCTAACAAATCAATAAAAATAATATGAGTTGTAGTAAGTTTTTTAATTTCTTTAGCCCTGTATGTTTTTGGGGCTCCAGACTCTATTCTTGAGCCGTCCTCTAAAAAACGGGTCTCCCCAGGAAAGAAAACTGTAAGCTCCCACTCTTCTCGAATAAGAGTACGCCACCAATGCTTTATCTTTGCCCAGAGACTTACAGTTACAAGTTCTTCTTCTTGTTTTTGCTCAATCTTTTGGGTCATGTTTACGATGTCCATTCCACGCTACAAAACCTCCTAGACGAAGTGCCCAGTATGCTAAGTAGTTTAAAAGTTTAAATCCATTTTGCTCAATACAAATATCTCGAAATAATGTATCCATCCATTTTTGAGATTTGTCGCCTATGCTGGTTCGATCACTTCTTAGGAGTGTCCCATACTTATAGCCATAATCGTGAATAAGGCCGCCCATAAGCAAGACGCCAGTGGGTGAAAGCCACATTGCAAGAAACTTAGGTACTGATGCACCATCAAATTGGAAACCTTGGGGTATGACATACTCTTCTCCTTTCAAAGAGAAATAAAAGTCTTTTGTTATTTCCCAGTGCCTAACGCCGAGCATCCACATCCAGATTGCTTTCCAAAATCCTTTATCGGCTGTTTCAATTTTAATAGGACTCATTTGAGGCATCTCAGTATAATAAAACCCTACTCGATCCTCTCCTTGTCCGTCAAAAATACTTGCTATAAATCCTATGAGTATAAGAGATATAACAATAGTCCATTGCCAAAAAGTGACTGCCATGTCTAGTATAAATTCCATTTACTTCTTTCCACTCCATGCCTGAGCTCCAAAGAACGCTGCTACGATACCTGCTACAGATACAAAGTATACTGCTGCCATATCTCCTAAAATTGTTGCCGCTTGATGTAAAGCAAATATTTCAGTAGCCATTACAGTAGCGGGGTAAAGAAGCATGCCTGCAAGTGCAAACCATGTCATCTTACGTTGAGCATCTCGCATTGCATCTTGATCTTCAAGTTCTTTACGCTTAAACTCTAGATACATTGCTTTTTCTTCCGCATCGACTTTGTTATCACCATTTATATCCGCAGGATGATAGCCTGCTTTTTCTAATTCTTCTCCCATAGCTACACCTCGTTATCTACTAGTATAATATCAAAAGAAGATGAAATAACTGAACTAGTGTCACCAGTTCCTCTTACTTCAATATCAGTTTTTTCTGGAAAGCGTATAGGAATTGAATAATTATGAGTAGTATATCCGCCTACGGTATCAACAATATCCCTTGATCTAAATGGTGCACCACCATCCTGTTCTCTTGATATTAAAGTCACTGTGACAGAATTATTCATTGGTGCTACACCGATGTTCCAATTAGTGAGATAACCAGTTTTTCCAGCTGGTATTGTATAAAGTGCAAGTTGAGTTTGGCCCAAACCAGTAGTTGTCCCGCTACCAATAACGCCAATATCAGCAAGAACTGTACCGCCTCCAGACGCTGCGGTGGATATAAGAACATTACCATCATTTGCCGCTAACACCCCAGCGGTTACAACAAATGCTCTATAAACTCTTAGGAATGAAGCAGTAGAAGCTACACCATTTACAGAAATCGTTTCTTCAATTTCATTAAAATCATTATCTAAACCTTGAACAGTAATCGTGTGAGCACCATCGTTGCCAGGACCATCGTCAGAGCTTGTGCTATATGCATAAACTGTACTATCAGAACCAACATCAAGATAACTATAAAGTCCTCCGTACATCCAAATAGTTTCTGGTACATTTCCTACATTTGGATTTCTACCAAACTTATGTAGTGCACTATATCCATCAACGAGTCCACCTGCAATAGGAATATTCGATGCAGCCCCGAGACTGCTAATGAGATTTGCATTTTTATCTGCAAGCGTGACTACTTGTATAGGATTAGTAGTTTTACCTCGAGTCTGTAATGTATAGGTTTTATTCACCATTTTAATTCTCGTCTGCTACTGCCATACAAAGCTGTATAAAGTAGTCGTTGTCAAACTGTTGTTTCATCATATTTATATCCTTATGAACTAGTTGGACATTATTTTTGTCTACCACTTATATTTATTCGCCCACCAAGCTGCAGACATTTTGCCTTTTGCAATATTTTTGCGGTGCCGGGCCTTGAAAGAAGCACGCTTTTTCTTCATGCGTGTACTTTCACCTGCTTTAGGTTTTCCAGCAGTTTTAGCTCCCTGCTGACCAAAACGAATAGTCTTAATTTTGCTACCAACCTTTGCCACAACTATGTGCGACTTTTTTGGATGTTTCTCTTCCCTAAAGCTACTCGCTTTTTGATAAGGGACTTGGGAACAGTTTTACCTTCCTTATAGAGTTTTGCAATTCTTTTAATTGTGCTAGCTAACTGAGCACGACGCTTGCCTTTTGTACCGCTGAGATACTTTTTAGGTATGCGTGTTTTTTTATCCTTGGGCGGGCCTCTTCGCTTCCTCATATAATATAATCTAGATAACGAATATTTGTGCTTTGATCAAGCTTTCCGTTCTTGTCGTAAGTAACGACCATATAAATAGTATCAGTTACTTTATATCTATTATCGGGTGCGTTTGAAACTGATTGAACTTTATAATCTTTTTGATAACTTTCAGGTATTGTAGCTGCAATCGAGTTAACTTCCATATCACCTTTTTTTAGGCGTTGTACGCTTCTTGGCTCCACGCTTAATATCATTGTCTTGCGAGTGTCCTCCTTTAATAAATGAGTTTACACGTCCCATAGCCCATCCAGCCATACCTACACCTGCACGGGACCCAGAAGATAAAAATGCACCTTGTCCCCGTCGATATACTCTCGTAAGTTGTCCAAGAGTATATCGGCTTTTTTTAGCTTTTGCTGCGAGAGTTTTACGGGTTGCTGCAGAAAGAGGTTTAGCTGTCCTCTTCTTCCTCGTCGACGACTTCTTCCTCGACACTCTCTTCTTCAACGGGCTCTTCCTCTTTACTGACCGTTTCTTGCGTACCGGCATCAGGTCTCTCATGCATGAACTTTATAAGTTCACGTCTTGTTTTAAATCGCGCAATTTCTTTACCTTCTGCAGTTTTTAAAATCCATGCGCCTCTATAAAAAGTATATGTCATTTTATTCGCCTTTATTCAGGTCTACGAGGTTGTGACCCCACTTGGCCCATGCAATATGTGCAAACCAGCCAATAACTGCTCCAATAGCTAAATCAATCATTTCTTTCCTCGCTTTTTTCCGCGCTTCTTTGCGGCTTTGGACGGACGTCCTCGTTTTTTACCGTAAGTTCCTTTACCGTAAGGCATTTAGCTTCTCTTATGGAAGATACTCCCATTCTTGCATATAACAATTATGCTGTTGACTTTTTACCCAACACAGCTCTTGAATAATACGATTATACCATTGTTTATCATATTCATCATGAGCTTTATCCATATCTTGCTTTAACTGCCCGATACGAACATTTATATATTTATTAATATCTTTTTCTCTGCCTCGTCTCATTACATTATCTGCGCTGCAATTAATCCCATTAAAAAGAGTATGATTGTCCCAGAGGCTACCATAAGTCTACCTTCCATTCTTTCAAGAGTTTCTTCCACGCTCTCAATACGAGTAAAAATAGTTTTCCATCTTTCTTCGCACTGCACAGCATGTACTTGAAACTCGGACTCAATATGGTTAACTTGCTTTTCTAATTCATTCATTTTAGTATAGTCAATATAAGAAATAACGCAGGTACAAACAATATAAAACCACACACGCAATAGAAAACAGTAAGTATTAACTTATTTCTTTCTGCGATTCGTTGGCGT